GCAAGCAGGAAAATCTGTAACACTACAAGCGTTATGTGTGTATTTGGCGGTATTTAACGAATTTAGAAATATTGCCGTTCTTTCGAATAAGCAACGATCATCCGGCATATTTTTAAGTAAAATTAAATTGATGATTAAAAATCTTCCGTTCTTTATGCAACCCGGCGTAAGAGAATGGAATAAAACGAGTATTCAATTTGATAATGATTCGACGATTATTTCTGCAGCAACATCGGCAGATGGTATTAGGGGAGATTCTTGTACAGATTTAATACTCGATGAAATGGCATTTGTTGATAATAATATATGGGATGATTTCTATTCTTCAATTTATCCTGTAATATCAGCAGATGAAGACGCAAAAATCGCAATGATTTCGACGCCGAATGGGTTCAATCATTTTAAGAAATTCTGGGATAATGCCATAAATAAAATTTCAACGTTTATTGCGAAATTTATAGAATCAAAGGACATTCCAGGCAGAGACAAGGAATGGGAAATAGCTACATTGGCCGACGTTGGTCAGCGAATGTTTGATCAGGAATATTTATGTTTGGATAAAAATTCGGATATAACAATACAAAATGAATTAGGTGAAATATTTCATACTACTATTGGTGATTTTTATGATATATTAAGACATGAGGTAGAAAATGAATACTTTGGGGACCATTAAAAACGAATTGAATAAACGAATAGAATCGGGTGGTCTTAGATATTTAACTAAGCATATTCATGATATTAAACCTGATATCAAATCTCTATTTAATGATAGCATACTTAAAAATATTTCGATATCAGAAATGTGTTATAGAATACTTAATTTTAATGATATTTTTAATATCATAATATGTAAAAAATGTGGCATAGAAATTAAATATTGGCATATGTTATACGGCTTTAAATACGATAATGAATTAGGTATATGTAATACTTGCCCAGGCGAAAATCATGTAAAGGCTGGATACGATAGAGCAAAAGAGCGTCTAGTGAATAGTATATCAAATTATAATAAATTAAATGACGATATATTATTTGATATGATAAAGTCATCAATGTCTGAGTCAGGAATTCAGGGAATAGAAAAATATATACGATCTAACGATATCAATTTATATAAAAATATTATTAATAGATTTGATGACAGCATATTATCGTGCGAAAAATTCACAGAGAAATTATATAGAATAATATTTATTGATATATTAGGTGAAGATCTTGTTGTATGTCAGAAATGCGGTATGCCCTTATCATATTATTCATTTAATATTGGATTTAAATGTAAATATGGAGAATGTTCTAAAAATGCCAAATCTGAAAATCTTAAAAGTCGATGGATTAGATTATTAGGAGATGATGCTGGAATAAAGAGATGGCAATTACAATGTGATAATGCAAAGGGACGATTATCGCTTGATTGGTTTATTGAAAAATATGGTAAGATTGGACAAGACAAGTATCAGAAATATTGGGAATATAACTTTTCAAGGCGAAGTACTGACAATTATTCTAAAAAATCACAAAAATTATTTTGGGAAATATATAAAAACTTATCAAAAATAAATAAAGAATACACAATGTTCGCTGAACTAAATAGAGAAAAGAGATTTAATTTTAATAATCTCCATCGAAGATTAATGAATAATAATAGCATATGTATGTTTATGGATTTTTGTATAGGAAAAGATGTTGTGATAGAGTTCGATGGAGATTATTGGCACATGAACACCGAAGACATCGATATTGCGAAAACTGTTATACTGCAGGATGTAGGATATAGAGTATTACGAATTAAAGAATGTGACTGGGATAATAATCAAGATAGAACTATAAAGGAATGTTTAGATTTCATAGATGAAACGAAATATGATAAGAGGGCATGTTAATGATCGTAAACAAAAAATATAAAATATTAACACCTTCAGGATTTCAAAAATTTGATGGTATATCAAGAAGAATTCATAAAAAACATATAAAAATTACAATGAGCGAAGGCAAGAAATTTAGATGTTCGTTAACACATATTATTTATTCCTATGAAAATGTTGGAATAGAAGCACAACATTATAAGGCCGGTGATTTCGTAATAGATAAATATGGAAAATTTTCGAAGATATTGAAGATCGAAATTTTAAATAAACCCTTCGAATTATTTGAAATGCTCGAAGTTAAGGGCGGTCATAAATATATAGCAAATAATTTAATACATCATAATTGTAAATTTCTTGGATCAGGCGGATCACTAATCGACTCGAAGGGGTTAAACGCTCTATCATTTAGCATTCCAATTGAAACTCGAGATGATGATCATTTTAGAATATTTTCATATCCACAGGAAGGACATTCATATTTATTGATAAGTGATACTGGGGAAGGTATCGGAGAAGATGCATCAACTTGTCAAATAATAGATATCACGGAAGAAATATGGGAACAAGTTGCAGTATATGAAAGTAATGTAATATCGACGAATGACTTTCCAGGCATAATCGAAAGAATTGCAATATTATATAATGAAGCTCTTGTAATCGGTGAAAATAATTTCTTTCCTGATATTTTGGTCGATGTGATTATGGATTTCGAATATGAAAATGTGTTCTTTGATATGGAAGAAGATAGACATAGATATGGAATAAGAACTACGAAAAAATCAAAAAAGGTCGGTTGTTCATATCTGAAAAGAAATATCGAAGAAGGACGATTGATTTTACATGATGAGACTACGATTTTTCAATTATCAGTATTCGTTAAAAAGGGAAGTTCATATGCTGCAGACGGTGAGTATCATGATGATACAATTTCGCCTTTAATATTATTATCATATTTTATGAGAAGAGGTGATTGGGTAGAAGAATGGTGTAACGTTGGTATTGATATTGAAGGAAAAAGAAAGGCATTACAAGCAAAATTAGAAGAAGATATTATGCCTGCGGGTTGGGTTGCTAGGGGGCAAGGATTAGAAGATTTAAATTCAGAAAGCAGAGAATCCGGCTTTAGAACGGGAGGAAATAACGGATCATTTGGCTATGATAGTGACTATGCAGAAAACGACATAAGCTCGCTCAGCGATATGTACTAAAAGTAAATATACCTAAAATATAAAGTTTTAAAGATAACTCTTTTCTAAAAGGAATAAAAATTATGGGACTATTAGATACCGGTTCACCAAACGTACAGAGCACAGAGAGTACTTATTCAATATTGACTACTGGTGATTCTACTGTAGCATGTGCAATGGTAGGAGATTTTGAATGGGGGCCATGCTTCATACCTATGTTAACGACGGATGAAGATAACCTTAAATTAATGTTCGGAAACCCGAATGATGCTAATTACGAAAGCTGGTTTGTTGCATTTTCATATTTAGCATATTCACAATCATTATATATAACCAGAGCAATTAACAAGGCAACAGCAGCAAACGCTAATATTTCATTAGTAGATATCGATGCAGCGGATCCTGCTCCAATTTCGACGGCAAATGAAATTGTTATATACAATAAAGAAGATGCTGAACCTACTGTTATATTTGGTGCAGGCGAAAAGCTTCTAGTTTATGCGAAATATCCTGGAACATTCGGAAATAGACTTTCAATTGCAGTCGCGACTGCGACAGATTTTACAACAGCATTAATTAAAACCGGCGTATTATTTTCATCTAAGTTCGAATATGCACCAAAAGCTAATGAATTCGTTTTCTGTGTTCTATTGGATGGCGAAATTGTAGAACGATTCACATGCTCAGTTGATCAGAATGGAAAAAATGATTCAGGTGATATTAATTATGTTGAAACTTTATTGACTAGATCTTCTGCATACGTTAGTGCAGTAGATAATGTTGCAATCAGTGCAAATCTTTCATCTTTCGCTTCGACCAGTTTAGTGAATGGTCTAGGTGCGGCACCAGAAGACGTCGATGTGATCGCAGCATTTAATGAATATGATGATAAAGATGGAATTAATGCTAAAGTTATTATCGATGGTGCATTCAATAGTGCCACGATTCAGCAGCATATTAATGATAATATTACTACGGTTAGAGAAGATATTGTTGGTTATTTTGGCCCATTAAAAGCTGATATAGTTAACGTTGCAAATATTACCACTGCTGCTAATAATATGGTAACGTATGTTAATGATACACTATCAAGGTCAAGTTCATATTCGGCATTCTTTGGTAATTATAAGTA